CCTTTGGGGGGGGTCCCCCAGCTCCGGGAACCCCGCAAAAAAGGTGTGGCGGCAGTCCCAGCCGCAAAGGCCTGCGCCGGTACCATAGCCGGTGGCGGCTTCAAAGTCCGGGTAGTGCCTGCCCTTGTAGTCAACCGCGCCGCCCCGGTGAAAGCGCCTGCCCTGCCACTCTGCATGAGAAGGACGGGCACCGCCGTGGGCGGTCGTCTCAACAAATTCGCAGCCCATTTCGTCCATGCGGGCCACCTGCAGCTTGCCAGTCGTCTGGTTCACACCGGTGAGCACGGCACGCCGCGCGGCCACCTCGATACTGTCCTTATGCCCGCTGGGGTATGTGACCATGGGCATGTCGTCTGCAAGGCTGTCCACTGCCTGTTTGACGGCGGTTTTGTAGTCAAAGGCACCGGTGCTCACTTTGAGCCATGCAGCGTCCAGTGTGCGTTCAAAGGCCCCTGTGACGGTGTTTGCCGTGGTGGCGGTCAGGTTCTGCCATGTGCCACAGGTCTGCCGCGCGCCGGCATCCAGCAGGTTGTTCAGGGCGGCGTTCTCTTCAAAAGGGGGCGGCTCCATGTCGTAGTGGTAATAGATCGCATCCTCCCGCTCCATGGCTTCGGTGGCGGCCTGCAAAAGCAGCTTGCGGATGGCCGTTTCGCTCTTGCCGGTGTACTTCGCCAGCAGCTTCACCACGTCGTTGCGCACCGCTTCGGTCTGCTGGTAGCGCCACAGCTGCCAGTTGGCGGTGGGGGTCACTTTGTCCATCTTGCCGATGCGCCGGGCAACGTCCTGTAAGATCGCGTCCTCGACCTGCTGCCAGAGCTGCACAAAGGCATCCGGCATCTGGTCGAGGTAAGACGGCGGCAGCATCAGGCACCCCCGAAGGTGATCTGCTCTTCGGACTGGCTGTCTGCCTTGGCTTCTTCTGTCCACTGGTGGGCTTCCTCCTCGCTCAGGCTGTACCGGGCGGAGAGGTACCGGCAGCGGGGCACGAGGCCTGCCAGAGCGTCCTCCCGCAGCTGGCTGGTGCGCTCGGCCTCGCTGACGATGTAACTGTCGTCCCAGTTGACGGAAATGCTGGTCTCCGGGTCCACCGGTGCGCCCAGCAGGTTCTTTGCGGCCCACAGGATGGCCCGCAGAATGCCGATCAGTGCCGTCTCGATGGGGATCTGGTTCTTGTTGGCGTTCTGCACCAGATCCTGACGGCTGCCGGTGTACTCGGTGGCGGTGGTCACGGTGCCCTGATCGAACTTATAGCGGTGGCAGCCCAGTTTGCACTTGAAGCTCATCATGTCCAGCGCGTCCTGCACCGCCTGATGGTTGGAAGCGGTGCGCAGGTCGGGGTTATACTCCCGCCATGCAGCGGGCTGGTCGATGCCGCCTTCCGGCGTGGGCAGCTCGTAGAAGATCTGCCGGTGGACGGCATCCGGCGGCACGGCGTGCTCGATGCCTTCCTTGTCCACCCACTTGCGGCACAGGGAGCGGTCATAGAAGATCTTCTTGCCGCCGAGGCGGATGTCTTGCCGATAGTTATCGAAGGCGTAGTCCACCATCTGTGCCGCGTCCAGCGCCTCGGAGAAGATGCTCATGCCCAGCCCCATGCCGCCGTCGATGTTCTTGGCAGCCGCCGGGCTGAACAGGCTGAACCATGCCGGTGAGCCGCCGACCGTGATGCTCTTTACCGTGCCCGGCGGGGTCTTGTCCTCGGTGATCTTCGCGAATTTCGGCGTGCCGGAGATGTCGTCCGTCACCTCAAACCATTCGTTGGTAATCGTGCGGCTGCCGTTCCTGACCGTGTGGGTCTGCAGGTAGACGGCAGGCTTTCCGCCCATCATGCACTCGGACACAAAGGCCGCTTCGGTCACAACGCCGCGCTCCACGCTGATGGGCAGGATGCAGCAGGCTGGGTCGTAGTCCAGCCGGATGCTCCCCTGCGGCGAAGGCAGAGCGTTGCCGGAGGCATCCACCGTCAGGTTCTCCACGCTCATCACAAAAGCGCCGGTGCCCGACCAGTAGGCCTGCTCCACCAGCCGGTTTGCGTTCTCCCAGAAATGCAGCTGCCGCAAAAGGCCCCCGGTCTGCTGTTCATCGCTGCCCAGCAGATAGGCAGATGTGGATGCATCGCCGATCTGGAGAGTGGTCTTGTCGTTGAGCAGCAGGTTTGCCCAGTCCTCGCAGACGTGCTTCGGCATCCGCAGGGAAGCTAGACGCCGCGAAATGGTGCTGCCGTCCGGTGTGTCCTCTTTCTGGTCGTGGATGTCGGGCACGTCGCCCTTCCACCACTGCCGCCAGACTTCGATGTTGCCGTAGTAGTCCGCATCGAGGTGAAGATGCTTTGTTTTGTTCAGGTGATCGATAAAAGCGGCAACGTTCATCTTGCAGTCAGTCTCCTGTAATCGCGTTCGATGGTGTACTCGAACGCATCCAATGTATCAATGTCGGTGGTGCCGTCGTCCAGACGTTCATCCACGCCGGGGTGCTTCTGGCTCCAAAGAGCCGCAGCAAGCGCATCCCGCAGGGTGGCGGCTTCCGGCATATACCAAAAGCGCCCGCCACCCATGAGAATGGATGTCAGGCGGATGCGGTCGATGATCTGGATCTTGGCACTGTTCTGCACCCGGTCGGCCAGCCAGGAAAGCGGGCAGGCCCGCAGCCGGGTGCGGATGTGGTTGATCAGCGTCTGTTCGGCGCTGTCGCAGAAAAGATAGTGGATCTCGCCGTACCGTGCGAACACGGCGGCGCAGAAATCGATGAGCTGCGCGGCGAGGAAGTCTGCATCCTGATCCTTCGGGTCGATGCGGGCGGATGCCAGACCCACGACCCCCGCGTAGTAGGGCAGGATGCCGGCAGCCACGAATGCGTGCCGAGAGCCGTTGCCGCCGAAGTCCACCCCGATGTGGATGCGCCACGGGCGGCAGGGGGTGGCTGCGGGCCAGAGAAAGCGGCCATCCCCGGAGGCAATGCTGTCTGCAAAAGGGCGGTAGATAATGCCGCCCGCTGCGGCCCACTGGCCGAGGATGAAGCGGTTATAGTAGACCGTGCCCGCGTACTCCTTTTTCAGCTGTGCCACGAACTCCGGCGGCAGAGTGGGGTTGTCGTCGATGGTGTAGGCCTGACAGTAGATGTCCGCGTCGCTGTCCAGAAACTGCTTGAACCAGTGCTGGGGGTTATCCGGGTTGCAGGTGCCGTCAAAATGGCTGTGCGGACAGGACAGACGGCTTTTCAGCATCTGAAATACACCTTCGTCCCATGTGGTGATCTCGTCCCCATAGGCGTACTCGAAGGCTGCGCCCTGAATGCGGGCAATGTGCTTTTTGTTGTCGGCACCCAGCACGTACACCTTGCGGCCAAACAGCTGCACGATGTTGCCGGACGCCGAGGTGCGCACCACGCCCACAAGCTCCGGACCCCAGAGGGCCCGCATGGGCTCCAGCACGTTGCGTTCCAGCGTGCCGAGGGTGTTGCCCAGCATGACGCAAAGGCCCTCGTCCCGGGCCGCGCAGATGCGCTTGGGGATGGTAACGGCGCAGTCCAGATAGGTCTTGCCGGAGCGGGTGGCCCCAGTCTTGACGTTCCAGCGGTGGGAGCAATTGCGAAGGAACTCCTGCTGAAACTCAGTCAATGGCACTGTCCACACCTCCCAGCAGCTTGCGGGCAGCTTCCAGTGCAGCGGCGGCGGGGTCCTCCTGCACGGTCTCCTCGCCCAGCATCTTCAGCAGCACGCCTGCCGCCCGGGCATCACCGCGCTTGGCGGCTTCAGTAATGCCCATGACCACCGACATCTGATTGTCGATGTCCTCATTGTCCACCTCATCCCGCAGCAGGGCATTCACCCGGCGGCGGTCGGTCTCCGGCAGGCTGAGATAGTAGTCGGCGGCTTCTTTCATGCTGCGCTTGCGGCGGCGGGCCGCACCGGAAGCAATGCCGCCCTTCTGGGCGATCTGTCTCTGTTCGCTCTCCGTTCGTTCGTTGAACGGGATGAGATTTTCTTCGTTGGCCACGTCACCACCTCTCTTGCCGTAAAATCAAAAAGCCGCCCGGATGGACGGCTTGGGAATATCAAGAAAGCCAGCACGTTTCCATGCTGGCGGTTGACGCACATCCTGCCGGGAAACTTCACAAACCGGCTTGCGGATTCTGTGACCTCCGTTGTGTGCAGAGTCTGCTCGGGCTGGTAAGGAGGTCAACCACCGCTCTGCACACAGCCACGAGCGGGCATGTCGGCCCATGCGTCAGGCGATTGCCGTGACGGGGCACGGCATTGTGGAGCCGCCCTTGGAATCGAACCAGCCGTGTCTACACACACGCGCCGCGCTCCAAACTGCGCTCAGGCGGCCATATAAAAACAGCTCCGGTTATCCGCCGGAGCTGTTGGTTGGCGCACATCCTGTCAGGAAAGCTACACCTTGGCAAGGATTCTAAGGTCTTTTCTTGGCACGGGAGGTTGCACGTGCGGCCTTGCGGGTTGTCTAGTCCATGCGCCATACGGTGCGATACGGCGGAATCGAACCGCCTCCTGTCTCTCATGAGCGGCAGGCTGCCTTTGTTTCAATGTATCGCATAGAGCAGTCCGCGAAACGGAAGAGAGAAAAATGCATGCAAAGCCAAAAGGAGGAAATTATCATGGAGGTTCGTTTCGGAGACTGCGTAGAAGCGGCGCTCCGCTGTGCGCGGTTCCGCTTGTACTGATTTTACCTTACTTCACCCCGTTTCGGGAGTGCCGGGGCATCACAAAATAAACGGTGCCTTTCTATGCAATTTGTACAATTCATACAGTGCTGAAGTCTGGCCAGATCTCTGCAAGAGCTTTGCAACCCCGGTTAATACGCTTCCGGACAATATCAACACCGGAAACCCCGGTTTCATCGGCAATCTGATCCTGCGTTTTTCCATTAACGTAAAAATCTACGATCGCATTTGCGCACTCTGTGGCAACGACAAGGCAATATGCCCGCTTTGTTGCCTCGTTCTGCAACGCTGTCAGCCGCTTCACCATCTCCCGGTACCGCGTCTGCTCCTCAATGATATCCACAGCAGCATTACCGATTTTGTCTCCGTTTCCTGACGCAGTAGGCATACCGGAAAGGTTCTGCGTAATCTTTGTAGCACTGCCATAGATCCTGTGAATACGTTCAAGTTGCCTATCCACGTCTATCTTGTAGTCCCTGCACTGTTGAAACCATGCCTTGACATCGCGGTAGTCTACACCGTCTCGCTTTTCATTTTCAGGTGCACATGTGAAGATCATCTTTTTTCTCCTTTACTCCCTCCAAAAATAGCAACACTTCGGGCGCTGCGAACGGGACGCGGTACTCTGCCAAATCCGCAGGGATTATGTACTTTCGGCCAAACAGGCTCTTCATGTCGCTCCAAACGGCCCACGGAACGCGGTAGAAGCATCTGCCGCTGAAAGAACAGAGGACAAAGGCAATGCCGCCGAGGGCTTCTGTGCGGCTCAAACGAAGCGCTTGTGCAGTCAATACGCGGTCAAAGGTCATTCGATCGCTATCTGTGTGCTTCGCTTCAAAATTGATGGCCCTGCCGCCTTTGAGAATTCCCTTGTAGTCCGGCTGGGCCTGTTTAGTGTAGCAGGCAAGGAACCGGCCAGCACGGTCCGGGCTTCCAATCGGACGCATCGGTTCTGGGGTCTTTTCGATGTCTGCAAGGCCGATGGATCTGTAATAGGCGCAGGCATTGTCAATGATGTGCTCAAAGCCTTCGCCCTCTGCGCGGCTTCGGGCACCGGTATAGCTACGGCGAATACTTGCCGCCGTTCTTCTGTTATTCATTGCTCAATTCCTCCACATAGCACCAGCTTTGGGGCGGGCGGCAAATGGAACATCCGTCGATTTTGCAAGTCGGTGGAATCATGTAGTGATAAGACGGTTCATAGTTTTCACAACGCCGATTTCCGCAAACACAATTTGATCTGCCCATTCCAAAAAAACCAAATCTCGAAAACTCGTTAAGATCTCTTGGATTATCGTAAATCTTTAGATCGGAGATGTGCCAGCCGCAGCCGTCACGGCCTTTGAGATATTTTTCGGCGGTTTCCTTGCTCATGCAGGCCGCTTCAAGAAGTTCATCGGCTGGTTTGTAATATGATCCGGGCGCCATAACGTACAGGCTTGCCGGTTCCCAGCTTCCTGTTTCTCCAACATGGGTTAGGCCAGTAATTTTCTTACAGGTGAACTCACCAATGACGCGCCCCCTTTTCCCTGGCCATCCACCGCGGTTCTTTGCGGAAACGTCCCAGTTGTGGTCGTCCAAATTAAACTCTTTACTTGCTGTCAGGGTACAGTAGATGTACACCTTAAACGGTGTTCCATGCACAGGGCAAGTCCTGCGCACCTCAACTGTCTTTTCTCCGTCAAGAATTTTCTTGCACCATTTAGGCCGAATACTCAAAAGGACTGCTTTCATCAAGTATCACCCCCATTGTTCGGACATAGCCTTTGCCACGCCCGGAAAAGTTTTTGCACGGTTCTTTGCGCGGTCAGTGGTAAACATGCCCTTGTGTTGTTCACCATGCTTGTGCGAGTAGGAACCAGACGGGCACCATGTCGCGGTAGGTTCTACGATGTTTGTCGGGTGTAGCGGCGGTACACCGCGTTCCCACAGTAGCGTTTTCTTGCTGTACGGATGTCCGTACTCGTAGGGCTGGATTGCCTGCGTAGGCTTTGGATAATCAAAAATTTTGCTGGGGGTAGGATTCTCAATCACCACTTTTTCGCAATCTGCCGCCCACACGGCAAGAAAAAGCGCCTTGCCGCACAATCCCTCATAATACCGGGAAAGATTGAGCTTTCCTCCCTTGTACAGGTGTCTTGCCCCCGCGTTGCTCGTCTTTGTGCAGGGGACAAATGCGATAATCATGTCCCAGCTGGGCACGTCATGCACGGTTCCGTCCATGGTCACGACCTGCCCCCCCTCGATGGCCTTTAAGCAGTCACCGAGAATGTGCCATTCCGGGTGTCCGCCAGATGGCTCGATCAGGTCGCACGAGTAGGCTTCATGCCCACGGGCACGAAACGCTTTGCAGACCTCCTGCGATTCCTCGCAGGCAATAAGTACTTTCATTACCTGTACTCCTTTCCGGTGGCCTTGTCCCTCAGCGGGATGCGGCCTATGATTTCAAACCCTGCGATATTGGCCATCTGGCGCAGCAGGGGAACGATGTCTCCGATTCTGTCAAGCCGGGCGGCTTCCTTCTGGTACTCGTCCCGGCAGATGTTGCGCATGGCTGCGGTCGGTGTCGGGTCTGCATAGTGCTCAGCATTCCGTCCCATATTTTCCTTGCTCATGTCCTCACCCTCTCTCTTCCCACAAACACGCCCGAGAACAGGCGTTCTCCGATGGTGTAGTGATAATACCGGTGTCCTGCCGGAACGTCGTCTGCCGTGCCATCTGCCGGTCTGAGCACCATTGGATGACTAGCGACCTGAACGACATACTCACCGCCCTGCACAAGCCGCTGCATCCAGCTTTCTGCAGGTGTAGCATCAACCCGGCTTCCATCCATGCAGCAGACCGCTACGGCAGGCGGAACAGGGGACAGCATCGTGAAAAGTGAAAGCTGTTCGACTTCAATCACGGCGCACCTCCTACTTTGTAGATCAGAGCCACAGCAAGCATCCAAATCATAAAAGCGGTAGTTGCTGCAAGAGCTATGGGGTGATCGCGCAGCAGCCAGACAAGCGCATAGCAGACTGCCATAATAGCTGCAACAACAGCAACCATAAACGTTGCGGCGAACATCGCAAATCCTAATGTCATGAGCGTTTTTCCTCCGGCGGCAGCGGCATCCAGCCTACCACGGGGCGGTCTATCTTGTTGTTGTAAACGTCGTCCGGGTTGAAATGGCGGTATTCCCACCAGCCTTTCGGGATTTTGTAGTCGTCCCGCTCCTCGTCGTATGTCCCCCAATCGGGAAGATCTTCCCAATACCATACGCTATCTTGTAAAAAAACGCTCCCGTCTTCATAGTGCGCTGTCGTAATACTGTATCCGTCAATATCGTTGCGGTACAAAATCAGCACTTCGGTTTCGACCTTGGGCGGGTCCGTTTCAGGGTTGCGCCATGTCGGCTGCAGTGTTTCCGGGTCAATGGTGGGAGCGTCGTCCACGCTGTTCAGGGCATCCTTATAGCAGCATTCTTCAATAGTGAACGGATTGCTGGCACGAAGGTTCATTTCGATGCGCTTGTGCAAAGCGTTCGCGTCAATCAGTCTAACTTCATCCATCGTCACATCCTCCCTCACTTCACAGACGGGTTTACACGTTCCACCAGCTCACAGCCGGGCACTGCCGTGCCGGTCTTGAGCAGGGCCGCAATGGCCGTTTTGTTTGGCGTGCGGGTGGTCATCTCGGTCATGTACTCGGCAGGGACGGCAGCTTCATCCAGCACGCAGACGGCCTTACTGCGGCGAAAGCTCACCGCGCACCGGTCACTGCTGAAGTTCTGCCCACCCAGAGCATCGGTCAGATAGTGCTTGAGACTGTCGATCTTGCGCTTTGCGGCTGCCTTGCGGTCAGCAAAAGCCTTTTCCTGCGCTTCAAAGGCCGCAACATCGGCTTCGAGGTTCTTTACCCAGCAGGCGATGTTGTCCACCTTCTCGGCCTTTGCCATGTTCAGCTCTTCCAGCCGGTCGATGTCCATAACCTCGCCGGTCTCCTGATCGATGCAGTCCAAAATCTGCGAGTTGATCTCATACAGGTTCATAGTGCTTTTTACCTCCATTCGTTCAGAGCACGAGAAACGGCCCTGAACGGCGTTTTGCGTTTTGTGGTATAACTTTGCCGGTTTACCCTAAAACCATGCTCAGAGGGCCGCGTATGCCGGTCTGAGCGCGTGTGTACCGGCTATTGCTTTTTTAATGGCCTTCGCCGGGCTGCGTCTGCCAGAAAATTCTTTGCATTTTCGGCTTCCTCTGCCGGGCGGCTTGCCATGAACGCCCGGTTGCGCGGGGCATTCGCCTTTTTTGCTTCATCCCTATCACGGGATATCCACCCGGATGCTGCAGCCTTCCAGTTCTTCATGGGATTCCGGCCCACCTTCCAGCCGTTGGACTCGTAGTAGGCATGGAACCGAATAGCCTGCCCTTCTGTGCCACCCTTCTCCGCAAAGTAACTTTTCACCGTTTCAACATCCGGCGGTGAAAACCTGCTTTTGGGGGTAGGGGACAGCGCTTCAGCGCTACTACTATCAGATACTTTAGTATCTGTTGTACTTTGTACTTTGTACTTTAGGGGCCTTTTGGTTTCGTTTGGTTTCTCAAAAAAACCAATTGGTTCCGTTTGGTTATCGTCAAAAACCTTTTGGTTTTCGTCGGTTTTCTTTGGTCTGCCGCCCTTTCGACCTGCTTCTCGGTGCGCAAGAATAGAACGTTGATACGTCTTTATGTTTTCGTCCATAAATGAGCGCAGGGATTCAAAGGCCACCTGTTCGATAGGCTCAAGCCCTTCCGGCTCTTTGCCGTGCTCCACATACTGCCGCATTTTTGTGAGCACGTTTTTGTATTGCTCAGGTGGCAGGATGTCCAAGATTACGAACTTGTCAAAGGGTATCAACAAGCCTTTTGGGCGAGCCATTTCGATATCGTCCACCACTAACCACCTCCTTCCCGTTTTTGAAAACCAAACGCTTTTCGTAAAAACCATTTGGTTTTCTTTGGTTTTTACAGGTCGATGATCTTAACCTCTACGCCGTAGCCGATGACGTTCCGGCACTGCTGTTTGATGCGGGGGATTGCAACAGCGCTGCTTTTGAGGAACTTCTTCGTGCTGGGGGTGCAGGCCAGATACAGCGTAACGCCGTCCAGACTGGCCTTGGTTCCGCGCAGGTTGTCCGCAATGAACTTGTCACCGTAGACCTCAACACGGCGAATAACCTCTCCCCAGTTCGCAAAATTCTTGCCCGGATACTTCGTAGGGGTGGTTTCCTGTTCAGCCTGCTGGCTGTTCTTGCTCTTGAGTTCGTTCAGGGCATCCAGCATTGCCGTCATGCAGGAAGAGCACACCTTGATCTCGTTCTGAAGCTCAACAAGGGCACTGTTCAGGACCACCAGCTGGTCAATGGCCTTCTTCATGTCCTCGTTCTGCTGGTACAGGCGGCTGTCGATAGATTTCAGCAGGATACACACCCGGCTATCATCCGGGGTATCATTCGGTACATCCGCAAGCATGAAGTCGTATGCACCGTTGCGGATATTGATAACTGCCGACACGGAACGACCGATAATGGCTGCGACCTCTGCATCTGGCAGGCCCTTACTAAGAAGAAGCTTTGCATTGCGCACCTCTTCCGGCATAATATTTCTTTTTGCTGGCATTTTTCTCTCCCTCATTTCTGCCGCTCAGAACGGCAAATCTTCATCGTCGTTGATAACGGCAAAATCGTCCGTGCCGGTCTCAGCCGTCTGCTGGGCGCTCTGAGCGTTTCTAGCTTCGCGGGCATAACTTTCCGTCTGTTCATCAAAACCCCGTGTAGACGTGTTGTCAGGGGCTTTCGAGCCGCAAAAGCTGACCTCACGCACCTGAATCTCATAGGCAGTGCGGTTGTTGCCCTGCTTGTCCTGATATTTCCGGGTCTGCAAGCTGCCATTGACGGCGATCATGCTGCCCTTGTCGAAATACTGGGAGATGAACTGCGCCGTCTTGCCCCATGCAACGCAGGGCAAGAAATCCGTCTCGCGCTGGCCATTTGCAGAATAGCTGCGTTCGCAGGCGACATCAAAAGAGCAGATCTCCTTGCCGCTTGTGGTGGTGCGGAGTTCCGGGGTATGGGTCAGACGTCCAATAGCTGCGATCATGTTCAGCATAGATCAGCCCTCCTTCGGCTGTTTCTGGGCACACGTCCAGCACAGGACGCGCCCAAACTTCTTCTTGGTGCTTGCGGCGGTCTCTGCCGGTTCAACGGTGCGGTTCTTATAAGACACCGGCTGAAGTGGTTTGCCGCAGCAGGCGCAGATAAAGGGCTGTTCCTGTACAGGCTGCGATTTCGGGGCAGGAGCATTACGCTTCGGAGCAGGAGCTTCACGCTTCTGAGCAGGCTGCTTCTGCGGCTTGTTCACACCTGCGGGGTTTCGACCTTCTGCCGCATGATACTCGTCCGTGTCGGCATCCTTGGTATCGTCGATGCAGAACAGGCCGTTCAGGGCATACTTGCGGGCGTAGCTGCTGTATGTTCCCGTCACCTGT